CAGTTTCCCGAACTGAAAAGAATGGTTCAGGTACAGTATGATGCGTATAAGCCCGACGCAATCTATATCGAAGACGCTGCCAGTGGTCAATCACTCATTCAAGAACTCAAACGCTCGAACCTTCCGATACGCACCTTCAAGGCAGACCGATCTAAAGAGGCGCGCGCTCATGCGATTACACCGTACATCGAGAACGGTAGGGTTCTTCTTCCAGAGGGTCATTCATTCATGGCTCAGTTCTTAGAAGAACACTCGCGGTTCCCGAACGCCGCACACGATGACATTGTGGATACGACTACAATGGCACTTGGTCTATTGGCACGCCCTGCTGATACGATAAACGCACCGACGATGGCAACTAAGAAATCGTCGTGGAGATAAGTGATGACAACCCAGCAGCAACACGAATCAGAGCCACGCGAACCGCAAGACCCACAGGTAACGCCGCTTCCAGAAACAGGCAAAGTCTACGGTGATCGTGGTCTTTCTATTTGGGCAGGGTTTCTTTCCGAGGAATATCTCACTGACCTCAAACCCTGGAACAAAGAAGTCCGCACCTATCTGGAAATGCGGGATGACTTCACTATCTCGACATTGCTCGACGCAATCAAGATGGTGCTGCTGAAAGCAGAGTTGACCGTCGAACCTGCGTCGAATGATGTTGTAGACGTAATGGTTGCTGAGTGGGTTGACTCGAACCTGCGGGAAATGGAGCGGCAGACACTTCGTTCGTTCCTAGACGATGCACTGGAAATCCTCGATTTTGGATTCTCGTTGCATGAGATAGTCCTAGAGAAACGTTCAGACGGTCGGCTCTGGCTTCGCAACCTCGAACCACGAGGGCAAGAGACACTTCGCCGCTGGCAGTACGATGATGTCCACCACCCAGACGTTCTAACGCATTTCATACAGGGTGGATTCCGTGGTTCAGCACCGCGCCGTGAAGTCGCTATTCCAATCGACAAGTGCGTACACATCACCTTCCGAGGGCGCAAAGGCTCACCACAGGGAAAGGCGATGCTTCGCTCGCTATATCCCGCTTATAAATTCCTAAAGAACTTCCGTGTATTTGAGGGCATTGGTGTTGAGCGTGACGTAGGTGGCATGCCGGTCTACGAGATGCCAGAGGGTGCTAATGGCACTATCGGCTCTGCCGAACAAGAAGAAATCAACATTATGCTTGAAGGCATCCGTCAGGACGAGGCAGTATTCGCCAAGATTCCTCACGGTGCAAAGCTCACCTCATACAGCGCAGGTGCGAAAGCCTACAACGTGCGAGAGATTATCCGTGACTATGAGAAGGCAATTCTCATGCGCGGCTTCGCACAGTTCATTGCACTCGGCATGGACAAGGTAGGCACACAAGCGTTGGTCGAGGGGCAGTCAGACTTCTTCTCGCTTGGACTGGAAGCTGTGCAGGATCACATCACCGAGGCATTGAACCAGCAGTTAGTTCCTTACCTGCTTCGATACAACACATTCCCCGGCGCAACTGGATTGCCGAAGATCGTGTGGTCGCCTCCAGGGAACAAGAACATCGAAGGACTGCTCGAAATCCTGACCACAGGTGCAGCAGGTGGACTTGTAACCCTCACAAGGGACGATGAGGTGGCTATCCGTGACGCAGCCGGTCTTCCGTCACTCCCTGATGGAGTTGGCGAAGGTGAGCGTAACGTGCCTGACCTCGTAGCCGATATGTTTGGCAACGTTGGTATTCCGTCTATGAACCGAAAGAAGGCAGCGCGCCAGATCAGGTTCAGTAACTACGACCATCCAGCAGGGCAAGACCTACGCATTACGGGTGGCGGGTACGAACTGTTTGCCAACAACTACCAGCGTGAACTCGTAACTCTGTACGACGATTGGGCAGACGAGACTGTACGCCTTACATCGCTACCGTCCAAGACCGCAGCACAGATGAACTCAACACTAGCCAGTCGGTTAGAAGAACTGCGGATAGATATGAAGACTCTATCGAGGCAGCGTATTGCGGAAGCGTCGGGCATGGGACTCGGTGAGGTGCTTGGGAAACGGGCATCGTCGCCAGAAGTGCAGCGAACTGTAACCCGCCTAGTGGGAAATGCCGATGCGTGGATAGACGAGACTGTAATCCCAGGTATTCGAGAGCGGTTTAGTCAGGACGCTATCAAAGCCCGAACGATACTCGAACTACCGGAGCGTGAAGCGTTCCTTCGGTCAGGGTTGTCGGCACGAAGGGCTGGTGTTGCTCAGGGTTCCGGTTCTGCTATTGCTGCCATATTTGAAACACAAAAAGCGGCGGGAATCGCTGAGAACAGAGAGCGTAGGCGTTTAGGGCTAAACCCGATTGCTGTACGCTGGGTTCTGGATGATCGCGCCGAACACTGTGAAGACGATCCATCACGAGGCACGTTTGGATGCCCAAGCCTTGCAAGGGTGTACGAACAAGGTTGGGATTCAATGGTGACAGTTCCAGCGGGTAACGTATCTTGCCTGTTGAACTGCCGTTGCTACATCGAGGCTGACTTCGAGGGCAACGGTAACTGGCGACGGATTACTTAGGATGCACGTTTTGGGAGAGGTAGGAGAGGAGCGTCCCTACCCCGTCAGGGGTGTCTTTGCTCCTGCCTCTCTCTAAGCGTCCGATTTGACAGATTGAGCCTAGTAGCGAAAAATTTAGGGTAGCCGAGTCGGGCGGCGCACAAAGGTCTAATGACAAAGATCAAGAACCTAGAAATCTTCTCGGTCGGCACTCACACAGATTCACAAGGGCTGACCGAATCATTTACACCAGACGATGTCGATCACATGGTCGATATGTTTGGACAGGGAAAGCCCGAATTCGTCCCTGTCAAGGTTGGTCACTCGTCAGACGAGTTCAACCAAAAGATTGCAGAGCAGATGAACATTCCTCCTGCGATGCTTACCGGCGACAACGGCGGTCTGGACGGTGTTATTGCACTGGGTCAGGTGGTCAGCCTACGTCGCACCCAAAACAAATTGGTCGCAGACTTGGAAGTACCAGAACAGCTTGCCGAGGTGTTCAAGCAATACTTCCGAGATGTGTCATGTGAGTTGAGCAAGGACGGAGAGGGACGATGGATTCTCGATGGTCTTGCAATGCTCTCAGCAGAACGACCCGCAGTTGGAAACCTCGCAGGTTTGGCAGCAGCAGCCGTTCTTACAGAGCGCAGAAGTCCTGCGTTTGTGGCATCAATGCCCCTTACAGAGAGGGTAGAAATGACAGATAAAACCGATAACACCGGACTGCTCAACAGCATTACTGGTGTGTTCCGCAAGGAACTCGGCGAGTCGATCACGTTCTCCGAACTCGGTGAGTCATTGAAGCTGAACGCCGAAACCCCAGACAAGGCAGCAGTCAAAGACGCAATTGCACAGTTGCAAGACCGTTCTGACATGCTCGATCAAGTTGTTTCGCTCTTGCAGCAAGCAATGGAGATCACAGCCGCAGCCGCTACTGAGGGTGAGGAAATCGTCGAGGACGAAATCGCAGATGACCCAGTACCGGCTATGTCGGCACTCGTTGGTCGCATTTCTGCTTTCAAGTCCAACGGCGGTGATGTTCAGTTCAAGGATTCCGCAGAGTTCAAGAGCCTTGTGAACGACGCTGTAAAGACCGCTACTAAGGAACTTGAAGCAACCGTGGCTAAACTCCGCGGCGACGCTCAGGTTACTAAGTGGTCAGCACAGACCGAGAAGCTGGTGGGTATCGAGGGTGAGCCTTCGGAACTAGCACAGAAACTTGTGGACATCGAATCAACCTCCGGTGAGGAGGCAGCCCAGACTGTGCTTTCCGCATGGCAGACGGCATCGAAATTCGCACAAGAGGCGGGTGTAACGTCATCCATCGGTGACAGCATCCGAGGCGAGGGTGAGGAATCATCCAAGTTTGAACAGGAAGCGGCTGAGTACCGCAAGGAGAACCCAGGCACGAGCGAGGCAGAAGCCCTTTCGATTGTCCGACTCCGAGCGATGCGAAAGCCTAAGAAGCAGGTCGAGGCGTAGTCATGGACAGTATCAAGATTCATGGTCTGCACGCCGATGCAGACCTCTCGGCAAAGCAGTATCACGCTGTATATCTGACTGAGGACTACTCAGTTGGTGCGATCACTAACTCCAACGTCGCGGCTTTCGCCCAGACCGGACACGGTGTATTGCAGAACGATCCAAACGCTGACGGTCAGCCAGCAGAAGTGATCGCAATGGGAATTGCTCGCTGTGAAGCGGGTGGCTCTCTCACCTACGGAGCGCGCCTTGTTGTAAACAACGATGGTGAGTTCATCGCAGGTGCATTGGAAGCTGATCTAGCAAGCGCAGACCGTGGGATTGTTGGATACGCACTCGAAGATGCCGCCGATGGTGAAATCTTCTACGCAGTAGTCAACTTTGCAACGCCTCTGCCGCACGACACGGAATAAACGGTCAAATGTCATCCCCAACTCAAAACGATGTCCGACCAACTAAGCCGGTTGTCGGTGGCGGTCGGGGAGGAAAGAAGTAGAAATGGCAACGCCAAAGAGCGCAAAATTCGCGCTTCCTTCTCAGAATGACGTTCGACCAGTAAACCCTGTTCTGACTGATCTTTCCATTGCATTCCGCAATGATGAGTTCATTTGGGATCAGGTTGCTCCGGTCGTTCGCACTGACGAGAAATCAGGAACGTACTTCATCTGGACACGAGATTACTGGATGAGGACGTTTGAAGAAGCAGGTGGCGCAAAGCGCGCTCCTGAGAGTCCATACAAGCGACTCGGTTACGGTCTAACAACCGACACCTTCGACACAATTGAATACGGTTTTGAGAAGCCTACTGGTGATTCAGTCGCCAATTCTTCTCAGACACCAGAATCCCTGCCAGACCAGGACACGCAGTTCCTCACGAACCTTATCGAGATGGAACTAGAGCGACTCGTCGCTTCAAGCATTTTCGTGGCTTCTCAGTGGGGAACGGACAACACCTTGTCCGGTACTAACCAGTGGTCAGACTTTGCGAACTCCGATCCAATCGGTGACATCGACACAGCCAAGACCACTATCCGACGAAACACAGGCACAACTCCTAACCAGTTGACTGTTGGTATTGAGACTTTCAACGATCTCAAAGAGCATCCGTTGATTCTCGACAAGTACAAGCACACGCAGGTTGGGATTATGACTGAGGATTTGGTAGCCGCTGCCCTTGGCGTGGAGAACCTTATCGTCGGTCGTGCCGCTTACAACACCGCCAATGAAGGTGCTACCTACTCTGGCTCGGACATCTGGGGCGACAATGCGCTGCTCCAGCGTTCAACACCAACCCCAGGTATCAGCGTCCCGAACGGGTGCTACACATTCATGTGGGATGAGGTCGGAAACATCCCTTGGGCGATTCAGCAGTACCGAGAAGAACAGACTCGATCAAACGTCACTCGTGTTCTCACACACGCAGACGTAGAGGTCACTTCTGCTCAACACGGCTACCTGTTCATCGACACCTCAGCTTAGAAAGACGAAGGGACGCTCCTATGGCATACGAGGTCTATCGAGTAAATAGGCGGTTTGTTTGGAATGGTTGGCAATTCGCACCAAAGGCGTTTACGCAAGTAGCAACTTTCGAGACACCTGCGGGTCACCTGACCGCCAAGCAGACCGCCGAAGCATTCAAGCGGCAAGGCTGCTGGGACGAGAGGTCGTGCAACCCTGCTTTGTACGCTGGCGACATTTGGATAGTTGAGGAAAACCACCCCAACAAAGCCATGATGCTCGGCAGAAACAAGGCTGTGTACGACACCACCATTTCCGGTGATCCCAACGCCCTTGCTGAACTTGATGAATTCAAGCGATTCCTTACACCTCCGAGTGCAAAGATGTTGGCAGAACTAGCCGACAAAGAGAAAAAAGCACTTGCCGGTGTTGGATAGCCGGAGGAAATCAGCATGGTTCGACCAGTAGTTGATCGCCACCGTGGGAAGGTAGTCTTCAACGCTGCTGATGCGAAAGATCGTGTCGGTGGCGCAACGTTCACTGTTGGGGCAGAAGCCACTAACGCTATTACGGTCAATGTTCAGCTTCAAGACGAGGCTGGAAACGACATTGCTGCTGTTGCAGCGGTTCCGTGGTATCTGACTTCTGACGCAGCGGGACAGACTATACCGGCAGCACCTTCGGGTGGAACGGCTGCTGGCACTGACGGAACGTTGATTGAATGGACTGCACAGCTTTCAGGCTTGGCAATCTCTGAAGCAGATGGTGATATTGACATAGTGATAACCGACACTTCTACGAGGGACTTGTATTTGCATCTCGTTCTTCCAAGTGGTTTCATCACTACGTCAGGCATCATTAGCTTCAGCACATAATCTGAGTTTTAGACGGGGAACTTTCAGATGAAGAAAATAGCAATAGCGGGACTAGCACCGAGCAGTCGTGATCGCGTAAACAGCCTCGATGATTCATTCGAGATTTGGGGCATGAACGATGGTTGGGATTGGCTCGGTCGCTACGACCGTTGGTTCCAAATCCATGAGCGTGAGATGATCCGCTCGGAACTGTTACAGGCACAAGGTCGCCCAGGCGATCAATTCACATGGCTTCAAACCTGCGGAGTGCCGGTATATCTAGCATTTCCGCAAGACGATATTCCTACGGGCGAAGTATTCCCCTACGATGAAATCACAGCAGCCCACGGACCGCGCCGAGAAGACGGAAGCCGATACCACTATTTCACCTCGACTGTTGCGTACATGGTTGCGCTGGCAGTTTACGAAGGCTTTGACGAACTTCACGTATACGGCGTAGACCTCACGAGCGACCTTGAATACCGAGAACAGCGAGCGTGTGTTGAATACTGGCTCGGTCTTGCTAACTCGGTTGGTAAGGTAATCATTCCAGACGAAAGCGCACTTCTAAAAGGCGCATGGTACGGGCGACCATCATCCGAACCTGATTTCAAAGTCATGGCGCAAAAGCGCGTAAACAAGGCGAAGGATGACTACATGACCGCTCTGGCTCAATACTTAGAGTCAATCGGTCGATATAGAGAATCTTCATGGTGGGCGACAGTAATTGCACAATCTTCCCCACCGGAGGCGGTAGAATCAGCAGAACAGCGTAAAGCGTTCATGGCATCAATTGTCGATGAGCGTCGCAAAAACCTAGATGCTCAAATCGGCTTAGTCCGATCTGAACAACACTGGTTATCAGTGCAGGGCATTGTTGACCAGCATCCAGCGACTTTGCCGGATGTGAAAATACCAGAGGAACTGACGGGCGAGGAAATGACTCGATTCCTAAAAAACTTCAAGGGAGAATTACATGAAGTTGCGAACTAAGTCCGGTCGCTCGACAAGTATCCTCGTTGAGCGCGAAGGCAAAGAAGATGTCCGTGTGAACCTCAACGGCGATTGGCAAGAGGTTGAAGACGATATTGCTAACGGCACTCTTGGTAACGCAGATGTTGAAGCAGACGTTACTCCAGAACCAGAGCCAGAAAAGCCTACGGTTGAGGTAGTGACACCAAAAGACCAGGTGAAAGAAGCTGTGAAAAAGATTCGCAAGCGAGTCACCAAGAAGAAGACAACGAATGCCTAGTAGGTCTATTGCGGTGATACCCGCTCGGGGAAACTCGAAGCGGGTTCCCGCGAAGAACAAACGCTACATAGCCGGTAAGCCGATGATCGGATGGGTCATTGAAGCTGCCGTGTTGAGTGGCGTGTTCGATGATGTGGTGGTCGATTCTGAAGATGCTGAAATTCTCAGGATTGCGGAAATCTTCGGGGCAACGCCCCACCTTCGCCAGCCAGTCCACTCACAAGACCATGTGCAGCAAAACATCCCTGTAACTTACGCCCTGCGCCATATGCAGCAGATGGAACAGTTTTCGGGTAAGACTTGGGATTACGTTTGTATGCTGACCAGTGCCGCACCGATGACAACTGCCGAATTCATCAGAAAGACACACACAGCGTTTATAGACTCAGGGAAGCGTCAACTGTACTGCATCCGTGAGGAAGGGCATCTCCGTCACGCTGCGAAACCAGTAGGGGGTAATCCAGCACAAGGACTCGCCCGATTATTTGATCCATCGCTCGTCGGGGTGCAATCGAACGACAATGTCGAGAAGTGGTATCTCCCTGCGCCAAATCTTCGTTGGTACAAGTACGAGGATATGGTGAACGGTGACGCAAAGACTTTCGGCGGTTATTATGATGAGGACACCTTCGGGTATGTAGTTCCTAGAGAACTGACGGTGGACATAGACGAGGAGTTGGACTTTCGCTTTGCTGAAATGCTGTTGAATCAGCGTCGAGCAAGAGAAGCAACAACCTACGAATACCAACCTGATTAGGAGGTCATGTAAATGGCTGGAACGGTAACTGCATCTAAGACCGACCCAAGGCGCGGTCAGCCCATCGGTAGAGTCGATTTCACTTGGACATCTGACGGTTCGGGCAATGCCAACGGAACGACTGCTTCAATCAATGGCACGATTCTTCGCGTAGCCACCAACCCTTCGACAGCAGCACCTACGGACAACTACGACATCGTTATCAATGACGAAGATGGTATCGACGTTATGGCGGCTGCTCTTGCGAACAGGTCTACTTCTGCTTCCCAGCAGGTTATTCCAGACCCAGGGGCAGCACTCGCTGGAACGATTGAGCCACAGGTGTCCAACGCTGGCGCATCTAAGGGCGGCGTAATCTCGGTCTACTACCGCTAGGAGTCGATATGGCAATCTCAGCTAACTCGTACTCTGAGCATGAGAAGATCGAAACCCGTATTTCTGATGTAATCGTGGGCGGTCAATTTACGACTGCCACACGACCGACGCTTGCCCAAGCCGAAGAAATCATCGACCAAGTAGCATCCGAGATGAACGGTGTACTTCTAACCTATGGATACACCGCGCCGATTGCTGTTGGTGACGATCCGATTGTTCACGCATGGGCTGTCGCTGCTAACGCTGCTGGCGCGTGCTTGCAGATAATGAACACGTTTCCTTCGGAGGCGTTTGACCCTGACTTTCCAGACCCAACTACCAATAGGAAGAATGGGTTTGCTGCCGAGTACAAGCGGTTCATAGACGCTATCAAAGAGCAAACGCTCGTAGCCTCACGATCATCGAATCGGGTTACTGGTCAGCTTTATGTTGGTTCTGCTCGAAGCCGGTCTACTGGTGGCAGGAAAGAGCCAGCAATCACACGAAGCGTATTCGACTTCCCTGGTACAACGTCGCGGGTGGATGATAGTGAGTAATGAGTTATTCAACCGTTCAAACCGCTGCGCTATCAGTCCTGCAAAAGCTGTCTGAATTCGACAGCGGGAATTCATCAGAGAACGACTACCGGATACTTGGCAACGGCAAGTCGGTTTACGCTGTACTGCGCCGGTCTAATTCGGGCGATGTGAACTCCGGTCAGATCGACATTCGGTACGACGTAGCGACAGCGGGTAAATACACCTCGCAAGATCGCTGGGTCGTTGTGATCGAGTTGTATGTTCCGATCCGAACAGATGCACTTGCGGCGCGCTCTCTAGTAACCACAACCGCCGAGACAGTGCTGGCTCATTTCGACAAATACCCGAACCTTGACCAAACGACAGGTGTGCTTGAAACGGACGCTGATCTAGTCCCTGCTCCAGAGGAATACTCGTTCGGGGAATCTCGGTTCTTTATGAGGCAGGAAATTATCTTGAACGTCATCTTCTTACGAGAGGTGACACTCGCATGAGTTACGCAGGTATCCAGACACGCGTTCTTACATTGCTTCAACTGCTATCCGAGTTCGACGCTGATAACTCGTCTGAGTACGACTACCGAACGCTCAAAGACGGAGCAGCGCAGTACGCCATTCTCATGCGGGGAAACAGTGGGACAGGCGATTCCGGTCAGGTGGATGTGGCAGACGGTAAGAAGCGGTATGTCAGGCGCGATGACTGGGGTGTAAATATTGAACTGTATGCAGCGTTCACGGTGAGCGGTGCAGATACTCGATCAAGGCTGAACACGCTTGTTGACACAGTGACAGAACACTTCGACAAGTATCAGGACTTGAACGGGCTTGATGGTGTTATCGACGTTCACTTGAATCTGGTTGGTGAACCGGACGAGTGGACTGTGGGGAATGGTCGCTACTGGCGGCAAATTCTCGAAATGAACGTGATCGAGTATTCCGAAGTCTTTATGGCTGAAGATCACTCAGGTCTAATTCCGCGCTGGGACGGTAACTCGGTGTGGGATGGAACGGCGGCGTGGAGATGAGTTTCCAATTCGAGTTCGAGCAAGAAGGCAAAGGTTTAGATCGAGCGAAGACGATTCTTCGTGGGGCTACCAATGCTGCTCTCCGTGAAATCGGAAAGACATACGCTCCGGTACTCAAAGCGGAGACTCCACGTAGAAGCGGTAAACTGGCTAATAGTACGCGTGGTCAGATTACGGGTTCTCCTGCGGCACAAGAGTTGCAGGTGCGACAGGGTGCTAGAACTCCGAATGGTGCGTTTTATGGCGGCTTTGTTCGTAAAGGAACGGCTGCACATGAAATACGACCAGTCAGGGCGAAAGCATTGAGGTTTGTGATCGGCGGGAATGTTGTCTTCGCTAAGAAGGTGAATCACCCAGGCACAAAGCCCAACCCTTATCATGAGCGTGCATTGACAAAAGTAAGCGGTCAGATTGATGGGATCATATCTCGGACAGGGATCAAAGTAGCCGCCGACCTAATGGGGTAAGAAATGGCAGTCAACCGATACCCAGGAAAAGACTTTTACTTCGCCATAGATGACACCGCAGGTACGTTGCGCCAACTTACAGGGTTATTGTCCGTCGATGGGCTTCCTGGCGAGGTTGAGCATTACGACGCAACTGCCGTGGCTGATGGTGGACGTAAGCACGTAGCAGGCTTAGAAAACGTCACCGTAACGATTGAGGGTTGGTACGACGATACCGCCTCGACCGGAACGAAGACAGTTCTTTCAGCACTTGCCGGTCAAAGGTCTAACAACCTGGAATCATCAATTGAATACGGACCGAAGGGGAACTCGTCTGGATACGAGAAGTTCAGCGCAGAGACAAAGATGCGTAACCTCACATACCCAGCATCCCTCGGCGACCTTGTGAAGTTCCGAGCGGAACTACTTGTGCAGGGTCAGGTAACTATCGGATCATTCACATAAGCGAGGATTCATGAAGGTCACACAGACGGGGCATGATTCGGGTCACATTCCACTTATCAAAATCGAGTGGGAAGACGGAGCATGGTGGACGCTCAGAACTGAACTCAACTTCCGAACATCACGGCAGATGAGAACAGTGTTTCAAGGGCTGGATCGAACAGACCCAAACAGTTCCCTTGAAGTAGCAAACCTAGCACAGCAAACAAGGCTTGCAGGATCGACCGTTGAGTGGAGTTTTGATATACCGCACACCGTTGAGGGAATTACCGAAGTTGCTGACTGGCGCGTACGGGAAACCCTTGAAGAACTGTTAAGGCATCAGCGGGACGTTGGAGGTGCGGTTACTGAAGAAACAAAAAAAGCCTTCGGCTGGCTCTCATCTATGGCGAGCCTGTTCCGGTTGAATGGTCTGAGGCGGTTACTTATGCGAACGCGCTCGCAACGGGCGTAGCGCAACCGTATTCGTATGAGCAGTTAGAAGTTTTACCAGCAGAGAAGGTCGATAGGCTGATGAACTACAAACGCATTGAGCATGAAGTAAGAATGGCGCAAGCGGCATGACAAGCAGAAACGAACAAGACCTCGTCTTTCGAGCGCGCTTTGAAGATGACGCTTCTGAGGATATGGAGCGGCTTCAAGACGATATAGACGAACTCGACTCCGGCATGGGGTCGCTGAACCTGTCTGCGGTCACAGCGGGTCTTGCATTGTTCGGTGTGGGTATTGGAGCGTCGCAACTTGTTTCTGGGGTTTCTGAAGCTAATGATCGAATGGCGCGAGTAAACGCATCGTTGAAGTTACTTCCTGATAACGCACAAACGGGAATTATTGCTATGCGTGAGTCATTCGGTGAGCTTGGGGGGAGGATTGCGGAAACGGACACCGCTATCGAGCAAGCAGCAATCAACATCGCTAACGCATCTGGTGGAATTGTCCCAAGCATGGCAGAAATTGAAGGGGCGTTTAACTTAGCCGCTGCAACTGGGACAGATGTGGAAACTGCTGCTTACGCAATAGGTCAAGCACTTGCCGGTAATGAAGAACCATTGAACGCGCTTGTAGACCAGTCCGGTAGGGATTACCACAGTCTTGCCAGCGTGCTCGATGATGTTGCTGGTGCTGCTGAAGATGCCGTCGATCCAATGGATAGATTCACCAATGCAATGAATCAGGCGTTTGAGGTTTTGAACAATGACGAGAACCTTGAAAAATCCAAGACGATTCTTGACCGAATCATGGGCGGAACCTTTATAGGTCAAGCGGAGAACGCCATAGGATTATGGAACAAGTATTGGGAAGCTGTTCGCGGAGGAACTGGTGAAAACGCTGGTTTTGATTCTCTGGAAGACGCTCTTAACGATCCTGATGTTCAAGACATTCTAGGATTGACTGGAAAAGACTTGTCTCCTGTTGACCCATTCGACACAAGTAATTCATCGTCACTTCCACCAGGAATCCAAAACATAATCATCAACGGCGGGGTATTCAGCGATGAGGAAACTATTAGACGGTTTGTTGACAAGTTGGAAGCTCAGCTTCGCCTTCGTGACAGGACTGGCGTTGGCGTTGGTTCTTCTCCATACACAGGAGGAAACTAGGTTGCCAGCACCGTACATCGAACTACACATAGACTTCAACGAAGACGGAGACTTTACCGATTCGGGCGAGGAAGTATCTGCCGACCTCAAGACGTTTATTCTTAGCCGAGGCAAAGACCCGCTCTCAGGTCGCGCTCCTGCTGCGTCGCTGTCGTTTGCACTAGAGAACGATACGCATAAATACACACCTACGAACACATCTTCTTCGCTGTACCCGTTTCAACTGCCAGGACCGGAATGCCGACTGCGCCTTGCGTACCCATACGATTCATTCACTGACGATGATGGAACATCACTAAACGGTCGATCAGTTCCGCAAGCAGATAACCAGAGCCAAGCAGACTCAGACTTCGACGCTTACACGGCAGATTCCCAGTTCGAGATACGTTCCAACCACCTAGAAATCACATCAGGCGGTGGGCAACGCATTGCAGTAACCGATTTTGGTACACCGAACGTTCGACTGGGTGCGGACATCATTCGAGAAGACGGTACGATATCGTATCCATACAAGCAATCGTTGTTTACGTTCCGGTATCAAGACTCGTCAAACTACAACGAGATTTATTTGTCGGCAGCGAGTCCGATTGCGCCGTTGCTCGTTGGTGCAGGAAAGGTTGTGGCTGGAACTCCGACCGCATATTCATCAACTCAAATCAACGCCGTTGGTACAGGTACTTGGAACCAAGGCGATTCGGCGCGTGTAGAGGTCGAGATTACCGACGAGCAAGTAATCGTATGGGTAAACGATCAGGTTGCTTCGATATTCACAGGTGTTGACGGTTTCCCGACAGCAACAGAACACGGCATCGGTGGTGCAAACCTATCGACTAACGCTGCCAGCGGAACCGCAGGAAGCCGCGTAGTCCAGTGGGACAACTTCGGGGGCTGGAACACCGCCTTCCGTGGGCGTGTGGACAGCGTAGAGCCTCATCCGGGCGTGTCTCGACAGGCACAACTAATAGCGTTTGATGATTTTGAGCGCATCAACCGCCACCCAACCTTGCGATCAACCTCGCCACCAGCAACGTTCAAAGAACTTGTCGAGGAGGTTCTCGACTCCACTGACGCATCAGCAGACCGAGGTTACGGCACGAACGCTATTTTGATCGCTGATACAGGGCAGACGCTAAACGCTGACTTCGAGAAAACGATGGGGCGTAACGGTCTGGTCGAGTTGTACCAAATCCAAGACGATGAGGCAGGGTTTATCTGGATCGACGGACGCGGCACATACCGCGCCGAAGCAAACGACCACAGAGACAGCGCACCACACGACACTCATCTTGCTACGTGGGAAGCTGATAGTAGTACAGCAACCAGCCCGTACTTTGTCTTAGAGCCTCAACCTCGATGGCATGACGGTAAGGACATCGTAGAAAACGAGATTTACTATCGGTACTACCGCGCCACTAAATCAGTTGGGGCTACCGTTTGGAATCTTGAAGTAGACGATAACCCAGACCTATATAACGCTGCACAGTATCCATCTTCTGCGTTTAGGCATGTTCAACTCGTGGCGATTGACGAAAGCAACGCCCTGTCGAATCTGAAGCAGCCCGTACCCGGAACTGATTACACCATCTTTGAGAACGCCGATGGAACCGGAGTAAACTTCCTCACACCGCTAGCAAGCGAAACAGGCACAGTGTCGATGGTCGCTAATACTTCACTCGATGACACAGGGCAAAATTTCGGTAACTCAACGACTGTCGGAGTGGGATCATTCAAAAGGTCTGGGCGGCATATTGTTATCCAAGACAATTCTGGAAACGTGGCTATTGCCTACGCGGTTGATACAGCCGCACAAGACCCAGACGGTGACGGGACTAGGGTAAATCTAACTGACTTCCCTCTTTCAGCATCTCCTGGAACAGCGGGTTACATAGCGAGTGACGCAGGGTTTGACGAAACCGACACTCCACTTACTTACGACACCTTGCTCAACGTGGGATATGTAGTGCCAGGTTTTGAAGGCGAGACTGCCGTGATCCGGTACTTCGGCACTCGAACCTCGGAAGGATCGCTCTACATCACCAGTGCGCTATTGAAGGCAGACCAGAACATCGAATCTAATCCGACAGCAGCACGAGCCGAGGACGCTACATCTCAAAGCACGTTCGGGCGAAGGCGCGTGGACTATCAGACGAAATATATAGACACATGGGACGTTGCCCAGTCTTCAGCAGCAGCTCGACTGGCGCAGAGAAAAGATGAGCGTGAGAGGTTCATTCCGACCATACGAAACGCGACGAAGGCTAATCTTATGGAAATTATTTACCGTGATGTGAGTGATAGGGTTAGAGTAAATTACTCAGACATGGGACTCTCGAACAGAAACTACTGGATCGAGAATTACATCTGGACGGTCACTAATGGCGGGAAGTTGATCGACAGTCAGTACACTTTGGTCAAGGTGGTCTAATGGCTAACTTATCGTCAACCGTCGCATCTAACGACCCCATTCAGCACACGCAGTACAACAACCTGCGTAGTGACGCTATCGGTCCTTATGGCGATGAGCGCGTCTGGAACGATGACATAAAAGCCAAGTGGGGAACAGGCGAGGATATTGAAGCCTACTTCGACTCACTGAATGGCACGTTCGTAATTGACTCGATCAACGGCGACGAGATTTCGTTGCGTATATCTGGAACCGAGATACTTCAGATCAACTCAGGTGGGTTCTCGCTTACAGGCAACCAGTCCTTCGATGATAACGAGAAGATCGTTATGGGTACGGGCAACGATGCCGAGATTTACTATGACGGCACGAACCTCGTTGTAGACCCTAAAGCGGTTGGCACTGGCGTTCTTGACGTAAAAGGCTCGATCACACTCGAAGCATCTAGCGCGCTGAACGTCGCTGGTGACGCTATCCTTTCCGACGCTGCTGGCACAATGACCCTGAGCAATATTGATGCTTTGGATGCTACCACAGAAGCTACTATTGAAGCAGCGATAGATACACTTGCGAATCTTACCGCAGCGACCAGTCTTGCCAGCGTCGGAACAATCACGTCAGGAACATGGCAGGGTACGTCTATTGCCTCCGCCTACATCGGAAGCCACAACCACACAGAGTCGGATATTACTGATCTCGGAACTACCGTTGCAATGGTGGCGGATAACCTTTCCGTTTTCGCTGCTACTTCTTCTGCTCAGCTTGCGGGAGTAATCTCAGACGAGACAGGCTCAGGCGCACTCGTTTTCGGAACCTCTCCAACAATCGCTACCCCATCATTTACAGGTAATGTGACGATGGCGGCTAGCACGAACTTGCTGTCCGGTGCTGTAACCATTCTCTCAGACTCAGCGGGCACGATGACGCTCTCAAACATTGATGCGTTGGATGCCACCACAGAGGCGACGATAGAAGCAGCCATAGACACACTCGCTAATTTGACCTCTGCGGCTTCTCTGGCGACCGTAGGCACTATTACGACTGGTGTATGGCAGGGAACAGACGTTGGTGTCGCTCATGGTGGGACAGGGGCAAGTACAGCCAGCGTAGCGCGAACAAATCTTGGCGTTGCGATTGGGTCTGATGTCCAGGCGTATGACATTGAGTTAGCGGCAATAGCAGGACTGACATCTGCTGCTAACAAAGTCCCGCGGTTCACAGGGTCAGGGACAGCCGACCTATTAGACTTCCTCGATGAAGATGGAATGACATCTAACAGTGCAACCGCTGTCGCGTCCCAGCAATCCATCAAGGCATACGTGGACTCCCAGATCGGCTCCAACAACGAGTTATCTGAAGTTCTCGGTAACGGGAACTCTACTGGTGGCACGAACCTCGTCGTCACAGCGGGTGACGTAATCACGGTAGACACGATCAACGAGACTACTGCTGCTGGCGGTGTCACGATTGACTCGGTGCTGCTGAAGGACAACACAGTAAAAGCAGGCACGTTAACTGTGGCTGCTGGCTCCATCACCGACTCCTCCGGTGCAATCTCGTTCGGCAACGAGAACCTGAGTACCACAGGCACGCTGGCTGCTGGGGCGACTACGATTTCAGGTGGCACAGTCGTAACGGACGGCAACGGACTCGTCGTAGGTCACGACTCGCAGTTGACTATTGCTAGCGTTATCCCTGAGTTCCAAGTTCTCGGAACAGGGGATGGCACAGACTCGGGTATGGCTATTGGACGCTGGGGTGGTGGCTCTGGTGGTCGAATCAACCTTGTCCACTCAAGGGCTGCAATCGGCTCCAACACAGTAACCAACAATGGTGACGAAATCGGTGTTCTCAACTTTATCCCTGACAATGGGACGAACTTGAACACGGTTGCTTCTTCTATAAAGGTTGTCCACAACGGCACATTCTCGACAGTTGTTCCAACAGACCTTATTCTCAGCACGAGCAGCAGCTCGTCGGCAAACGTAGAAGCCCTCCGCATCGACAGCAACCAAAACACCCTCATCTCTGACGGCAACGGTCTGGTCGTAGGTCACACGGCGCAGTTGGCTCCCGGTGGCATCACACCAGAGTTCCAAGTTACAGGACAAGGTACTGCCGACGCTTCGATGTCAGTCAACGCTTTCTCCAACGGGGCATCTGATGTTCCTGCTCGTATCTGGGGGATGCGCTCTCGTGCTGCTGTTGGTGGAAACACCAAAGTAGAAGACGGAGACACAGTTCTTCAGATTGCCGGTCTTGTTGACGACGGCACAGACTACGCCTCAAACGCTGGTCTGATTCAGTTGGTTATCGACGGGGCTACTGGCTCCAACGACACTCCGGGGGCATGGGTCTTCTCGACAACCGCTGACGGTGCTGCTTCCGCCACAGAAGCCCTCCGCATCGACTCGTCGCAGGATGTTGGCATTGGCAACACGTCACCAGACACCCGCTTGCATGTTGCTAAAGGCAGCGCAGGAGCGGTTGCTGCTGACTCGGTTGCTGTGATGGCGATTGAGGACGATACGAACGCCACGCTGAACTTCCTGACACCAGACGCTAACTTCTCAGGCATCGAGTTCGGTATCGCAAGCGACAACGACTACTCCAGCATCCTTGCTCGAAACGACTTGGCTGGCGACCCCATCGTATTCACGGTAGCCACGGCAGAAGCCCTCCGCATCGACTCGTCGCAGAACGCTACGTTTGCTGGCAACATAACGGTTACAAAGACCAACGCAGTTCACGAGTTCAGCAGCCTCAGTAACGCAACACTGAACGCTGACTACAACTTAGTTCTCGGAGCA